GCTAGAAAATTTTTAATTAGGAGTAATAAATGACACTATTAGCACAACAAACCTTTACTGGTGACAGTAATACTAGCCAATTTACATTGACTTTTGATTACTTAGACCTTTCACATTTAGGTGTGTTTCTTGATGGTGTTGCTCAGACTTCAGGATTTACTGTCAATCAAAGTACAGTAACATTTACAACACCACCAGCTACTGGTGTAACTATCTTATTTAAGAGAACAACACCTATTGATGCAAGACTTGTAGACTTCCAAGATGGCTCAGTATTAACAGAATCAGACTTAGATAAATCTGCTAACCAAAACTTCTTTGTAGTACAAGAGATTACTGATGGTGTCGCTAATAAAATGGGGGTTGATACAGATGATAAGTTTGATGCTTTAAATAAAGTAATAAAAAATGTAGCTGACGGTTCAGCTGATACTGATGCAGTAAATGTTAGAACTGTAAACTCACTTACAGCTTCAGCTGTCACAACTGCAAACAATGCTGTATCAACAGTAAATAGTGCTGTTACAGATGCAACTAATGCAAAGAATGATGCAGTTCAAGCAAAAACTGATGCTGAACAAGCTGAAGCTGATACACTAGCTTTGAAGGGTGATGTCACACAATTAAAAGCTGACACACTACAATTAAAGAATGATACAAATACTTTATTTACATCAACACAGACATTACTAGCTAGTGCTTCATTACCTCAAACATTATCAGGTAATGCTGGAAAATTCTTACAAGTTAATTCAGGAGAAACTTCTTACGAGCTTGTAAGCTCTGTTGCTTCACCTAAATTCTATGGATTAAAACTAACTAATGGTCAATTAAACCAAACAACAAGCACAACTGGTAATTATAATGTTTCAGATTATGACTACCAACTTATAGCTGAAAATGTATCATTTCAAATAGTTAACAACACTTTACAAATAGATTTACCATAAGGAATAAATATGCAAATAAATATAGATAAACTAGGTTATAGATGGAAAGGGCAATATTCCCCTACTGGAACATATATAGAGAATGATGTTGTTTATTATAACTCAGGAACATATAGAATTGATGCTTCAGGAAACTTAGTTGCTTTTGCTTTAGGTCAACAAGATGTTACAAGTAAAGGTCATTTACTTACTGGTGGAGCTTCTGTTGGTGGTACAAATTCTCAGTTACTACATTCTAAATTAAATTCAGGAATTGAGTTTAGACACACAGATGAAAGAAATGGAACTTATGTAAAAAGATTAATGAGTTCAGGAAACAATAGTCCACATAGAGGAAACTACTTAGGAGCTTTTTATGATACTCCTATGGTTATTATGTCAGACGGTACAGTTAGACAATGGGGTAGAAGAAACAATGATGGTAGACACGGAACTGGAGTTTATGGACAAAACAGTAATACTTTTAGACCAGCTATGCTTCCTTTTCCTAAAGGAGTTGTGATTGATAAATTATATGGAAATGCAACATTAAAAATTGCAATAGATACAAACGGTCATTCTTGGAGTTGGGGTGCTTATGATGGAACAGATACAAATACAAGTGGTACATCTAATCAACAAACACCAAAGAGAATGTATGATGTATTACCTGAATTACAAAATGAAAAAATTGTAGATGTACATTGTGGCTATGGTTGGTATGGATATGGTCATATATTAATGCTTACTCAAAGTGGCAAAGTATATGGTTGGGGTCAAAACAACTATGGTCAATTAGGAGATGGTACTACTAACTTTGTATACACAGTAAAAAGAATTGGTGAAGAATTAGGTACAATAAAAAGAATGTTTTCTATGCCATCTACTTATGGTTGGACTTGTTTACAAACAGAAGATGATACTTTATGGACAACTGGTAATCACAGTAACTATGGTTTACAACCTACTGGAACTACTTTTCAAAAGGTAACTATGCTTAACTCAGTTGGTTCTCCAGTTATTGATATAACTTCAAACATACACGACGGTCATTGGGCAAGTGGTTCTCAATACTATAATACTCTTTTCATTTTACATCAAAACGGTAATGTTACTAACTTAACTGCTAGTGGATTAAATCAAGTTGGTTGGGGTACACAAGGACAAAATGGATACACCGTTGTGCCAAGCGACCCTTTTGAAACTGGTTGTGCAGAGATAATTGGTATTAATGGTGGTTATGGTAGAGCAATTTCAAGAAGAACTGACGGTACAATATGGCATAGAGGTTATAGTGGATTTAGTATTAGTCCTACTGGTGCTAACACTACTGCTTGGAATCAATACAGAGATTACAATAATCAACCAATTACAAATGTAACCAAAATACAACATCACGGTGGACACTACGGTAGTCACCTTTCAGCACTTACGAGTGATGGAATTTTGTATTGTTGGGGTGCTACAACTTACGGAAGTGACGGAGCTGGTTATGGAAGTAACTATAACAATGCAACAACACCTAATGGTCTAGCACCAGTAAAAATACCTGAGAAAATCATTGACTATGATGTTGGTGGTTATTCATCAAGTGGAACTGGATATTTTACAGTTCTAGCATTAACTGAAAGTAATACTTTATATGCTTTTGGTTATAACAATTATTATGCAAGTAATGATTTTAACGGTCACCGTTGGACTCCAAAAAGAGTTCAATTTTAACAATAAATAAAAGGAGCAAACTATGACTACTGTAAGTCTTGGCAAAGTCGCTTTCACTTGGAAGGGAAGCTATGATGCCAGTACAACTTATAATTCACAAGATGTTGTGGAATATAATGGTGATTCATTTGTATGTGTAACAGACAATACAAGTGGAACTGCACCAACTGCAACCAGTTCTACAACTAATCCAACAACAAGTAATTTAACAGTAACTGTACAACAATATTATGGCAGTAACTATTTTTACATTGATGGTGTAAAGACACCGACATTACAACTATACGAAGGTAATACTTATATATTTGATGTATCGGATTCTAGTCTTTCCAACCACCCTTTGAAATTTTCAGAAACAAGTAATGGTACTCACAATTCAGGTACTGAATATACAACTGGTGTAACATCTAGTGGAACTGCTGGTTCTGCTGGAGCTACCGTAACAATAGTAGTAGCTTCTAATGCTCCTTTGCTTTATTACTATTGTGGTAATCACTCAGGAATGGGTGGAACAGCTAATACACCAAGCTATGCTACAAGTACAACAACAACATCTAATTGGAATTTACTTGCTCAAGGTAGTCTAGGGGTAGGTCAAAATTCAGGAGATTTAATCTATTTTGATGGTACACAATTACAAAGACTTCCAACTGGTAATGCCAACCAAGTATTAAAAATAGACGGTACTACACAACTTCCAGTTTGGGGTGATACAAATTACAGAAGTGGTGTTAAAGGTAAGTTTCTATGGAACTTCAATGCTCAATCTTACAGAAGAAATTTTTGTGTAATGGAAGATGGTAGTATGAGAGGTTGGGGTACAAACTCATACGGTACTTTAGGAGATGGCACTACAACAACTAGATATGTTCCAGTAAGTCCAGCATTTGATAATGCAAATAATTTTACTGGAATTAAATTAGAAGCTGACGGAACTATCAGAGATGGTGTTATAAAATCTACTTACTACAATATGTCTATTATAGGTAATAATGGACACTTATATAACTGGGGTTACAATGGGTATTCTCAAATTGCTGACGGAACATCAACAGATAGATACACACCTTATGATGCTACTGCTGACTCAGCCAATTCATTAAATGGTAAAGAAGCATACGAAATAGCACAAACTGTTTGTTCTCAATCTTATGGCTCTTTGATGGTGTTATGTACTGACGGAACACTTCACGGAGTTGGTTATAATGGTCACGGTCAATTAGGAAACTCGTCTACAACAAACTCAAATAGATTTGGTGCTGTTTCTCAGACAGCTCTTAAATTTTGGAAAATATTTGGAAGTGGTGATAGATACACTTCTTATATTGGATTGGGTGCAGTATACGGAGATGCATTAGTTGGTGGTGGTACTGTTGGTTCAACTACGGATATTTTAACAGAAACACCAGTAACATTTAGAGTTTACTTTTGGGGTTATGCTGGAGATTATCAGAATGGTTTTAATACAAACACAAACTATTCTGTACCAACAGAGATAACTACTTTTTATTCAAATAGTCACAATATAATTAAATGTATTCCAACAAGACATTCTTGGTTTGCATTAAGTGATAACGGAACTTTATTTGGTTGGGGGTATCCTTATGCTGGGCATCTTGGTAATGGTACAACATCAACAACTCAAGCTGTTACACAAATTGAAACTAATGTAGCTGAAATAGTTGCAACAAAATCATCTAATGGAAATAGTAATGCTTGGTTTAGAAAAACTAATGGTGAAGTATATGCTAGTGGATACAACGGTTATGGACAATTAGGTGTGGGTGATACAAATAACAGAACTACATTTACACAATCATCAACTGCTCCTACGAATATAACTAAAATGGTTGTGTCAGGTGGTTCAAACTATGAGTCTATAATGGCTCTAACATCTGACAATGAAGTATTTGGAGTTGGTTATAATGGTGTAGGTAACTTAGGTATTGGTAACACAACTAACCAAAGCACTTGGCAAAAAGCATTATTTCAAAAACCAATAGTTGATATATGTTCTCTTGGTCACGATACTTCAGAAAACGGTTACACAATTATTACTGATGATGGTGGAGTGTATTCTACTGGATATGGTAATAGTGGTCAAACTGGTGATTATAGTGGTAACAACCAATCAACATTCCAACCGATAGTGTTTTAAATGCAAGTAACAAAAACATTAATAAAATTTGGAAATTCTTTTGTGAAGATACCAAAAACTATGAAAGGTGTTTGGGATAAATCAGAGAACAGATGGGGTTATAAATGGCTTCAATAAAAGACACTCAAGCTGAATTAGTTGCACACGAAAGAGAATGTGCTGAAAGAGCTAAAGCTGTGTCTGAAAAATTAACAACTTTAGACAAAAGATTATGGAGGTTAGAAGCTATGGTAATGGCAAGTATCGTTTCAATAGTATCCTTGTGTGTTACCATATTTATGAGAATAGGTTAAACTATGATTGCAGAATTGGCTCTTGCTAATAGTGCCTTTGCAGTTATCAAAAAGACTATTCAGAATGGTAGAGAAATATTAGATGCTGGAGAAGCTATAAGTAAATTTGTTTCAGCTAAAGAAGAACTTAGAGAAAAAGGAACAAGTAAAAAAAATAGTATATATCATTCATTAAAAGGAACTCAGTTTTCTGATTTAGAAGAATTTATGGCTTTAGAAAAAATAAAGAAACAAGAAGAAGAACTCCGTGAATTTATGATGTTATATGGTAGACCAAATTTATATACAGACTATGTTAAATTTTGTGCAGAAGCACGAAAGAAAAGAAAAGAAAGAATTGAACTTGCTAAAAAGAATAAAGAAGAATTAATTGAATCACTAGCTATTGGTGCATTAGTTGCTATGATTGCTGGTATAATTATATTTTTCTTATGGATATATTTTACTTAGGAGAAAAAATGAAAGATAAATTAAAAGAACTACATACTGAGTTAGCTGAGAAGTTACTTGAAAAAGTTAGAGATGAAGAAGTAACTGCTAGTGAACTTAATGTAGCTAGACAATTTTTAAGAGATAATGGAGTTGATGCTATGCCAACTGATGACTCACCTCTCAAATCTCTTATGAATGAGTTACCATTTAATGATGAAACAGATACCCCACAAATTAACTGATTTTAGAAATTTTTTATATCTTTGTTGGAAACAACTTAACCTTCCTGAACCTACAAAGATACAATATGATATAGCTCATTATATTGCTACTGGTGAATCAAGAATTATTGTCTGTGCTTTTAGAGGTGTAGGTAAATCTTGGATTACTTCTGCTTATGTATTATGGCGATTATTATTAGACCCTCAACTTAATATATTAGTTGTATCAGCCAGTAAAAACAGAGCTGACGATTTTAGTACATTTTGTCTAAGATTGCTAGAAGAAATGCCTATATTGCAACATCTAAAACCTAAGGAAAATCAACGACAATCTAAGATAAGTTTTGATGTCGCACCAGCTATGGCTAGTCATCAACCGTCTGTTAAGTCTTTAGGTATAACATCTCAAATAACTGGTAGTAGAGCTGATGTTGTTATTGCTGATGATGTAGAAACTTCAGGTAATACTCAGACTCAGTTTATGCGAGATAAATTATCAACAGCTATTACAGAATTTGAAGCTGTTATTAAACCTAAAACATCTAGGATTATATATCTAGGTACACCTCAATGTGAACAAAGTATTTACAATCGTTTACAAGAAAAAGGTTATAGAGTTAGGTTTTGGACATCTAGGTATCCTGATGAGAAACAATTAAAATCATACGGAAATAATTTGTCACCTATTATTAAGAACACTTGGTCAACAGATATGATAGGTGAATCTACTGACCCTAATAGGTTTAGTAATGAGGATTTGCTAGAGAGAGAAGCTAGTTACGGTAGACTAGGTTTTAATATGCAGTTCCAGTTAGATACTAACTTATCTGACTTACATAGGTATCCTCTTAAATTAAGTGACCTTGTTATAATGAATACAAATCCTGACAATGCACCTGAAAAGATTATATGGGCAAGTAGTCCTGAACTTATAGTTAATGATTTACCGTGTGTTGGTTTACAAGGTGATAATTATTATAGACCAATGCAAACTCAAGGTACTTGGTTAGAGTATACTGGGTGTGTAATGTCTATTGACCCTTCAGGTAGAGGTGCAGATGAAACAGCATATTGTATTACAAAAATACTCAACGGTAATATCTATGTTGTAGCTAGTGGTGGATTTAATGCTGGTTACACAGAATATGTCTTAAATAAATTAACCGACTTGGCTAAGAAACACAAAGTTAAAAGAATACTTATAGAAGATAATTTTGGTCAGGGAATGTTTGAAGCATTACTTAAACCATATCTAATAAAATCCTATCCGTGTACTACTGAACTTGTTCGTCAATCTACTAATAAACATAAAAGGATAATAGACACTTTAGAACCCCTTTTAACACAGCATAGAGTGGTCGTAGACAGCAAAGTAATTAAATCTGACTACGAGGACACTAATTCAATTTATAGCTCTGAGAGAGCTTTAAAATACCAATTAATGTATCAGCTGAGTAGAATACAATATGGAGCAAATACCTTAGTGCAAGATGATAGACTTGATGCTCTACAAATGTGTTGTAACTACTGGGTTGAACATCTAGCTAAAGACCAAGATATAGCTGTTAAACAAAGAAAAGATGAACTGATTATGGAAGAACTAGAAAAATTCTATAATGTTCCTAATAATAATACTTGGATATAAGGAGAAACTATAATGAAGAAAATGTATAAAGCACCGAAAGATGCTAAATCATTAAGTCAAGGATACATACCATTGTCTGTTCTTGAAACTATGAAAGAGAAAAACCCTAAGAAAGCTAAAAGACCAAAGAAAAAGATGCTCAAAAAAGAGGACACTCCAACTTATAGTGCTTTATTAGAAAGATACATCAAAGACTCTATAACCAAGATAAAATAAAAAAGTTCCACTATTGGTATAAACCTTATGTTATATTAAAACAATTATAAGATATACAACAAGAACAAGTTATCTTAATGATAATATTAGAATTAACTATAAGTATATGAAAAGAGTTAGTAGATATTTGGTTATGAATAAAAGAACAAGGACATCTGACCGTGCAATAATCTTTATATTAGAGCATTTAGATGACTTTTTTGAGTATATTATAGATTTATCTTTGAAAGAATTAGATGAATTGGAAAACAAACCTGAGAACTAATCTATTAAATAGTAGTATATGGCTATCAATGCTGATGTTAGGTATGTGTTACCTAATATATTATGGGTTGAAGGAGATGTTTTCTGTAAGATTTCTTTTAGGTATTGTGTTTGCTTATGTTACTTATCCGTACATATCTAAAATATTTTGGTAAAAAAATCTGACAACCAGTATGTAGAGGTGCTGGGGGTCGTTTCCCCATAGGGTAGACCGTAAAAAATTAATGGTATGGGGTAGGTATCCTCTATAAAAATAAAAAAAATTTCTACAAACCTAAGAAAATAAACACATTAAACTATATTTATAAAATAGTTGATGGATAAAACATCAAATCAAATCAAAATTTTTTGTTTGGTCGTTTCTTTTTTGTTATCTGTTTTTAGATTTTAAAAAATTAATGAACTTTATTAATTAATGAATCGTTTAATTATTTAGTACATAATATTAATTTAAAATTATTTCTAAAAAATAGTTGACATATAAAAAACCAATCTATATATCTATAATTATGTTTAACAGTTTAAAAAATTTTACACAGAAAGCGAGGTTTAAAATGTTAAATAAATTAAGTAAATCTTTTATTAGTCTACCATCTGAAGATAAATGGTTTTTTAGTTGGATAGCTAATATTATGTTAGCAATAATAACAATTATTATATTTTGTGTTACTGGTAGTGATTCAATATTAATGGTTACTGCTCTTAACTGTATAATGATACCAGTATCAATAGCTATGTCTTTTATATCTATTGATAATAAATATAACTAATAACAACCATAAACAAAGCGAGGTAAATACAATGGTTAAAAAAACTAAACATCAAATTAAAAAAGATATGATTAATAAAACCATATCTAATTTTAAATCTTTATTAGAAAAAGAAAAAGGTAACTGGTCTAAATGTTGGAGTGAGTCACCAATGGCATTAAATCCAATTACACCAACAATTTATAAAGGTGGTAATTGGTTTAATTGTTTCTTTAATACAATGTTGGATAATCAAGAAGAGTTTAACTCACCGTATTATTTAACATTCAAACAAATAACAAAGTTAAAACATAAGGTTGTTA